GAGGTTTTCCTCGTCGTCGAGACTGAGAAGGGCAGACTTGTCATCTGTCCGGAGCTGCTCGCCTCCCTAACCTTGTACGCATGCTTTCGCCCGCGCACACAGGAGCTTCTCGCGGGACTTAGGTCCCGCGCGCGTGAGTGGTTCGCCACCAAAGGAATACCAGCTTCGGCAGCTGTGTTTGCACTACCTGACACGGTAGTTGCTTCTTTTGGTGAGACCGCTCCAGAGCGACTGGCCCGCGAGCGTTTGGTTGTGGAAGAGGATCCACCCTCTCTTTAGGGAGGCCCGGTTCGTATTCCAGGGTTGTGTTGGGGGACTCCACCTCCAATCGCAACCGGTGTCCTAGACACCAGGAAGGTCGACTGGGCTTCTTGTTCAGAGAGTCGTAGGGAAATGTGGACGGCTTACAGAGCGCCTTTGCAAGGGGCTTTTGTGCCGGTTTGTAACCGTCCATGTCCGCACAACGAGGTGACCGCACTTGCAATGCGGACAATGGGGGAGGTCCCTGCCCAAGTGTTTGGGCCTGTGTCTGCCGGATCGGAGGCAACTTGGCGTCAACTTATCAGGTTTGCGCGCAGATACAGAGACGGGGCTCTCTCCTGGAGAGCCACTGCCGAGAGCTATTCCGGAGCTCTCCGGCGTCGATACCTAGAGGCCGCCAGGTCCCTTGAGGAAGATGGTTTGTCCGGCTACCAGGACTGGACCATCAGGGCTTTCCTCAAGACGGAGAAGAATAGGGTGCCAGGAAAAGCTATGAAGCCCAGGCTGATATTTCCCAGGTCTCCCAGGTATAACCTGGAGCTGGCATCCCGTTTGAAACCCTTCGAGCACTGGCTGTGGGGCCGGCTCGTAGGTTCCGTTTTAGGTTTCGACGGCTCGAGACTCGTTGCGAAGGGTCTGAACCAGAGGCAACGTGCCAACCTGATACGAAAGAAGTTCGCTTCTTTCCGTAGGTGCGTTTGCTTTGAGGCGGACGGGAAGGCGTTTGAGGCCCACGTGGGCCCAGCTGCTTTGAAGAAGGAGCACGCTGTCTATGCAGCAGCGTTTCCAGGCGATGTGAGGCTTGGGCGACTTCTTTCGGAACAGATGGTCTTGCGTGGGTCGGTTTCTTGTGGGGCGAAGTTTGAG